TATATTATTATCAATACTGTTGTTCAACAATAATCTACTGCTTGCCTTCCTAAACGCTAACAGCTTCCCACTTTCCGAGGGGGCATCTTTCTGTTGCCATGCGTAATTTAGCCCATGTGCTGCATCCACATTTCTTGCATCTCCCGGTTCCGTTAATTGCTTGTGCATCCCATTGATCGCAGGTTCGGCAAATAGACTCTCGTTCAGCTAGATTTTCTTTAGGCGTTAGATTGAATCCAGAAATAGCAAAATTACTGATAGACCCACCAAATCTAAAAATTAAGTCGTAATAGTTTTCCAAAATATTTTTGGAATCTATTTCACCGAATCGTTCGACAAACATTTTTATTCTTGCTTCAGAGTGTTGCATTAAGTGAACACGATATTAGGAGTTGGCGTAATTGTTACCCCGAACCAGTTTACAGCTTGGAGTATATTTCCATTTACTGTCATTGTGTCTGGTCCGGGTGGAAATGGAATAACTGGACTCTGACACTCTGCAACAGTCTTTCCATCAGGCAAAAGCCAACTTGTTGAGTCGCCATTATCTGCTGTAATACATAATACTCCAGATGAATATGTAATATACGCTGATGGAACAAATGGTATATTTGTAATATTTGTTCCCGCCGGATCCCAAGAATCCGATGTTCCATTAACACTAACCGTTGTAGCGGCATCAATTATTGCCTTTAATGCTCCAGATACAATAAAACACCCGCAACTGGATACAGGAGCTTCGCAACAACTACAGCTAACCTTTCCGTCCTTTAATATTACTTTCCCGTCCTGTAGTGCGATATTAGCCATTTAGTATTTCTCCGCGAGTTCTGTCAGTTGGTCAACATTGTAGTAAATCTTTCGCAAAAAGCAATCAGCCCTAGCGAGTGCAATGCAGATGTGCTTGTCTTGAGCCTTTAGCGTTCTTCCGAAGATGTCTATTTTCCACCCGTGTTTTGGCGAAGGATTATCCGAAATAACCGTCATTCCGTCAAATCGAACCTTCAGTATTCCATCGTGGCAGAATGTTGTATTCGGTCTGTCGTAGATGCAGTCGAAGGCATATAGGCAAGTCTCGATAATGGATTCCTTGTGTATTCCGTTTGCAATGGCGTTAGGCGAGCTTTGATTGCCGATGAATAGGTCAGAACCCGCAATAGCAGTTGCGACATCATACAGGTCGATTGTGGGCAAATATTCGATATTCCCGAATAGCGAACAGAAGTCTTGATGCTCCTCCGGTAGTCCAACGAATACCATCTTGTGACCTAGCTCACTAGTTAGCCTGTTCCACGGAAAGAACTCTCCATGCCACCTAGCCCCACGGCCTACGACAATCTTACCTTTCGTTGCAGGATTCTTCTCGTCAATCTGCATCCACGGCTTGGACAGGTCGATCTTAACTCCCATCCATCTTGCTACTCGGTTAGCGATAGTATCCCCGTAGATCATTCCTCCGTTGCGGTAGGTGGAAAGATCGAAGTCGATATTCTCGTCTTCATGCTTCTTAACCTCGATACCCTGCGATTCGATAAGCCTCTTGAATGCGTCGATACGATTGACGATTGGCTTTGTCCACGGACGATCATCGACATAAAGGTTCGTTACACCTAATGCCTTCATTGTAGGAATGGAGTAAATAATATCTCCGATGCAGCCGGAATGAAATGCGTTCACCTAGTTATTGTTGAACAATACTGAAAGAAATTCAAGGCAGTTTTTCTTTCAAACCACTTGACGCTTGTTGAAAATAGTGTATTGTATTTTCATCTTTCTTGAATCGGAAAAGGATTCTGGATGCAAATTTTCACCCGCCCGAAAATACCCGTCTTGATACTTTTCCTATCAAGGCGGGTTTTTCATTCAGTATGAAGCGAGAGCAGTTCCCTAGAATGAGCCTAAAGATGCTCAGCTAGTGAGTGACATACGACTAGTGGCCTGAGAGAATACTCAACCTCTTTGGAAAAATGTTAGTGCCGCGATAGGAATGACGAAGCCGTGCCAACCTATCACTAGCGAAAGCTGGTAAAACATACATCTGCGAAAGCGGGTGTCGAGGGCGCTACTAGGCTTAGTTTTGGATGTTAGCGGAGCCGATGATGTAGCGTAGTGTCGAAGGAGTCATACAGCCGATTCTTATACGGGAGTATGAATTGAGTCCAGAGGCATCTCGTTCTATGAAGGGCGAGGTGTCTCTGGATGTCACCAGTCCTCAAGCTTACCGGGAGTATAGAACAGGAAGAAAAGAAAGACTGCACTTGTGTTTTATGAGAAAAGCTAAAAGACAAAATCGTAGATTCAAGATGACTAGGCTTGAATATAGGAACGAGTATTTGAAGTCAGATGAGTGGAAAGCATTGCGATCTGAATTTCTAAATACAATGGATGGGACATGCGAGAAATGCAGCAAGCCTGCAAGTGATGTTCACCACATGGAGTATAAATTTCTATCTACCCCAGAAGATCAGATGAAATGCCTTATGCTGCTATGCAGGAATTGTCACAAGACAATACATAAAGCTATAGAATGTAAGGCAATAAGATTTCCACACAGGAAGATTGATGTAATAAATATCACGGATGATCGAATAAAGAATGCGTTAAGTCGATCTAGGAAGAAACACCTTGTTTCAATACCGCTTATAAGAGAAATAGTTGAGAGAGGATCATCGCATGGAATCAAGATCGCTTGCGGTATATTAAAAGTTAGAGAGTCTTTTCTTTGCTCTATTCCTCCAAACCTAAAGGCAACATCAATTCAATTAGAGAAGCTGAATTGGATAGCAAAAAATAAGCCAGTCAATAAAGGCAAGCGAACATACGATCTACCGAAGAAGCCGAAGAGTCAGCTTTACTAGATATGAACTGGAACGAATATGCGTTAAGCATCGCTGAAGTAGTAGCGCGTAAGTCTAAAGACCCGTGGAAGAAGGTTGGCTGCGTATTGCTGCGACACGACAACTCGGTTGCCTCGGTAGGCTACAACGGCTTCCCTCCTAATGTTGACGAATACTGGTCAAGCAGAGATGAACGCAGGAAGTTCGTAATCCACGCAGAACAGAATGCGCTGCGGTATGTCAGGCCAAACGAATGCAGACTGCTCGCCTGCACATTGCTCCCTTGCGGAAACTGCCTAAGAATGATTTCAGCCTACGGTATAACTGAAGTTGTGTATCGAGAGCATTATGCTCACGACGATACCGCAATTGAGATAGCTGATAGGTTTGGGATTAAGCTAACCCCATTACCCGATCCATCGAACCCTTGATAGACGGAGTGCTGACGCCTTTAGCGCCTCGACCTGTTTTCTTACGAAACTCTTCCTCTTCGATTGCGCGAGTTGATGGAGCCATAGAAGGCTTCCCAAGCGATCCGCCAGACAATCTTGCTTCAAATCTTTTTCTAAAGTCCGCGCTCCTATCCTCTGCTGTTTTAAGCGAACTCGTAGGAGGCTCGCCAGCTTTAGGAAGCGTGGAAGGTCCGCGCTGTTTTCTAGCAGAATAAGCCTCTGCTTCATCCATGTATTTTTCAGCGTAACTAGGATCAGCAAACTTCTTACTCACCAAAGCCTCTTGTCCTCTAGCCTCCCTGCGGGCGTTAACCCTAGCCATTTGTTGAGGACTCCAGTTGTAATTTCTTTCTCTTGTCATATCAGTAATTGAGCTTGCCGAGTTGCTTGGCAGTTACTTTTCCAGTCTCACGGTTCTTGGTAAAAGCCTTGCGAGCTTTCTGTTGTTCTTTACCGATCTTCTTGCCGTCTTTCGGCTGATCGTAGAACGCTTTGAGGGAGTTGTATTTTTTCATTCTCCAAACATCCCACCGCCTCGTTTCCCGAATTTTATTTCAGCACTATTCGAGTCAGGAGCTTTTACGGGATTCCCCACACTTCCCGCCCTACTCCTATATGCCGATCTAGCTTGTTCCATGACTCTTCCGGGATTCTTTCTTCGCCAATCCTCAACAAATACATCTTCCTCTGCTCCAGCTTGCGCTTGAGCATTGCGAATCCTAGACTCCAAATTTGATCTATACATAGATTTAAGTGCCTCAAAAGAAGGTGGAGCCTTTGTTTGGTATCTTGCTATTTCGCTTTCCATATATTTTTTATATTAATCGTTGCTTGTATTGATTCAATTTATTTATTAGTATAAAAATTCAAATAATGTGTAAAGACAAATTATTTGCTTACTACCTGTCAAAGAACCCAGCATTACGCGAGCAACTAGAAAACGGCAAGGTGACGCTTACAGCTTCAGGGTTCAGGAAGTTCTTCAACACTACCTACGACGAGGCATACAAGCAGGGGTTCAATCAAGAGCCGGATGTCGAGGAAGACGATTATATTCCACCACCCAGCGGTTCTAGTTCAATAGATGAACTACTAAATCTTTTCGGAATGCGAAAATAGTATTGACGGGCTAGCGTTCCTGCATAAAATCGACGCTGCCTATGAAGCGTGAACTACCGCATGATATAAATGCGGAGCAAGGATTCCTTTGCTCTGCGATGAACTCAAACAAGATCATCTCTAAAACAGTTGATCGTGTAAACAAGGACCACTTCCACTTCGACGCCAACAAGCACATTTGGCAGACGATGGTGGATATGTGGTATGACAAGAAAGCCATCGACCTTCTGACGCTAACCTGCGAGTTGCGGAATAAGGGTCTGCTGGAAGAGGCAGGTGGAGAGCAGGGTATCACCGAGATATACACGGTTGTTCCTACATCCGCCAACTGGGATGTCTATCTCCAGACTATGGAAGATGTGATGATCCGCAGGAGGATTCTTCTAACCTGCAAGCAGATTTTTGTGGATGCGTTCGACAGGACGATTGATCCAGAAACTCTGCAGGAAACAGCAAGCAAAGAGATCACCGGAATGGTATCCACCAAGACCGATGTTCGCGTTGCTAAAGATGTCCTCACATCCTGCGTGAATCGCTGGGAGGATGCCGCTAGAACGAACGGAGAGATCAACCGAGGGCATCCATCAGGCATAAGCAAGTGGGACAAGGCTACACGGGCTTTTAGGCCCAAGACGCTGCATGTAATCGCTGGTGCTGCAAAGGCAGGCAAGACAACCTCTGCGTTACAGATGGTGACGAATCCTGTCATTCAAAGCAATGTTCCAGTTGCTATCATTTCGATGGAGATGTCCGCCGAGGAAATCATGGACAAGCATATCGCCTGCATCTCAAACATCGCTCTTTCAGACTTGCTGGACGGCAAGCTACGCAAAGAGGATCACATGAGACTTTCAAAAGCTATATCTGAGACTATGAATCGTCCGATCCATATCGTTGACGAGGCTTGCATGAATGTGAATCAATTCCGCGCTAGGTGCAGGAGGCTAGTTGCCGAGCATAAGGTCGAGATCATTATGGTTGACTATGCCCAGCTAATGGAAGGCAGCGATCCCAAGAACCGCGAGCGTGAGGTAGCTGAGGTATCCAGAACTGCGAAGATCGTCGCAAAGGAGCTGAATGTCTGCATCGTCCTTCTCGCGCAGCTAAACGAGCAGGGAGCCGTCCGTGAATCGAGGACATTCTACATGGACTGCGATTCCTTCACGCGAATCATTCAAGATGAAGAGTCGAAGAATCCAGAGGATTACCTGATGCAGATTACGCACAACAGGCATGGCGCCGCGATTTCTATTCCGATGAAGTTCATCAAGCATCAAGCGAGGTTTGAGCAGAGAATTGTTCAACAATAACTTGATTTTTAAAGGTGATGGAATATACTGATTTTACTTGCAGGCAGGTGGACGACACGACTGGCGCGGCCTCTCAAGGAAGCATACTTGCGACAGTGGGATGGGCGGCTAATGATAGCCCTAGACTCCCGAAAGCCCGCACCTGAAGGATGCGCGTATCCGTTCCTGCAAGTAAAAACACACTCGCTGCTCCTCTAGCCTTGCAATGAGCATAATGGGCGAGTATAAATTGATCTTTCATAGTGGGAGGCTGCAACATCCTCTTTCTAAACTAACCGAATCATCGTCTTACAATATGCGTTTGGGCATTGAAATGGCGATGGCAATCTTTGAACAATTTACTGATCGGTAATAATTATCAGGAAAAGTAAAATAAGGCTGGCGATATTACCGAGAAGGAATACAATAACAATCCTATGAAACTAAAGAACGCAGAAGACAGGGCGGCTCGCATTCAAAGCGTGAAGTCGCAAACCACCGGAGCGGGGAAGGGCGATAGACCTCGCCCTGTTACGAAGAAGTATTGGGATAACTACGACCAAATAGATTGGAAAAAGAAATGAGATTTCATATATTTGGCTTGCCGCATACCGTTAGTAGTAAGGTATTTAACGCTTGCGCCTACACGCAGAAGGTGGTGAAGTTCGGGAAGATGATGACCGAGCGAGGGCATACAGTCATCCACTACGGACACGAAGATAGCGACCTGCCCTGCACGGAGCATGTATCTGTCCTCACGAATGACGACTTCATGCGAGTGTATGGAACGCACGACTGGCGCAGTAAGTTCTTTACATACAATACACAGGATGATGCGTATCAAACATTCTACAAGAACGCTATCCGTGAGATCGGTAAGCGTAAGCAGAAGAATGACTTCCTGCTACCATTCTGGGGTAGCGGAGTAAGACCAATATGCGATGCTCATCCTGATATGATCGTCGTTGAACCGGGCATTGGATACGCAGGTGGACACTGGGCTAGGTGGAAAGTATTTGAGTCCTATGCGATCTATCACGCTTTCTGCGGTATGCAGAATGTAGGCCAATGCCGCCAAGACTGGTATGATGTCGTTATTCCTAACTATTTCGATCCAGAGGACTTTACCTACTCCGCAGACAAAGAGGACTACTTCCTGTATATGGGGCGAGTCTACAACGGCAAGGGAGTCAATATTGCTATCCAAGCTACGGAAATCGCTGGCGTAAAGCTAATTATAGCTGGACAGAAAGAAGAAGGCTACAAGCTGCCGGATCATGTGGAGTATATCGGATACGCAGATGTCGAGACACGCAAGCGTCTTATGTCAAAAGCCAAGGCTAGTTTCCTGCCGAGTATGTATGTCGAGCCGTTCGGAGGAGTGCAGATCGAGAACCTTCTATCTGGAACGCCAACGATAACGACTGACTGGGGTAGCTTCGCGGAGAACAATCTACACGGAAAGACTGGCTACCGCTGCCGGACTATGGGAGATTTCGTAGATGCGATCAAGAATATCGACCAGATCAAGCCTGCCGACTGCCGCAAGTTCGGAGAGAACTTCACGCTGGATAAGGTAGCCCCGATGTATGAGAAGTATTTCGAGGATGTTCTTGATGTGTATACAGGCAAAGGCTGGTATTCCGAAGGTAACGGACTAGACGCAATGAAGCGTGATTATGTTTAACAATAATATGGAAGCACAATTCAAAGTAGGAGACGAGGTATCGAAAGTCGGAGGAGACTACCGATTCGACGGGATCGTAAGAGCAGTCTTTACGAAGGGGTCTGGAGTAATCCGCCTAGTCGTAGAGGATGACAGGGGAATCTTGCACATTTACTCGGAGAAGAACTTAAAGCACAAATGAAAATAATAGATGTAGGCTGTGGACCGGGGATATATGTGAAAGCCCTGCGTGATCTAGGGTTTGAAGTGGACGGGATAGACCCCGACCCCCGCTGCCCTGAGAGACAGGTAAGCATGTTTGAAGTAGAGGGGAAGTATGACCTAGCAATCTGCCTAGAAGTCGCAGAGCATATCGACGCAACCGAAGCGGATAACATCGTAAAGAAGCTAACAGAGCTAGCCCCGACAATTATCTTCAGCGCAGCCCAGCCCGGCCAAGGAGGACACGGACACATCAACTGCCAGCCGAGGGAGTATTGGGAACACAAGTTCGGGAAGTTGAATTTTGTCTTAGACCGTGACCTAACGAATAGGTTCGTATCCGAGATGAAGAAAGGCTACCACATGGGCTGGCTCACCAATAATGTGCAAATCTTCAAGTCATACGGAGATGTCTGCTACGACCAGATCATCAAAGAGGAAACCCCGCAAGCAGAGAGGATGGCAGGAATCGTCAAGCTGTTAAGCGAAGAGGGAGCGTTGTGAGCATACTGCAATCCGCAATCGAGGCAACAGAAGGAGATCGCAGGAGAGATTACGACAGTCCGCTGATAAACCACGAAAGGATAGCAAAGCTCTGGAACGCATATCTGGATTGCCGCGCAAAAGATGCAGGAGAACCAATCTCCGCATTAGATGTAGCGCATATGATGATACTGCTAAAAATCGCTAGAGCTTGCAAAATCCCAACACGGGACACATATGTTGATATAGCCGGATACGCCAAGTGCGGAGCCGAAATCGCAGGACACGAAATATGACACAAGCAGACAAAATCCTAAGAGACCTAGACAAAGCACTAGCCAGTCTGGATAAGCCTAACTTCGATTTGCAGAAAACCTGCGATACCGTAAACAAAGCCTGCAAGTTCCTAGTCGGGATAATCGAGCAAAACGCAAAAGAGAAAGAAGACCTAGAGGCAGAGCTAGACGATATGGAAGAAGCCGTAGATGCCCTAGTCGAAGAAAACGAAATCATGCAGGTAGACATCCAGATCATCCTAGAGTTTATGAAAAAGAGCGGGATCGACATGTCGTATATCGTCACAAGGTCCGACATAGCCAAGAAGGTCAAGAAATCCAAATAGCGAATTGCCAAAAAAACAGCGCACACATATAAGGGATTTGAGAGGTCATACCTAGTCAGAGGCATTCAAAACGGATGTTTGTCGCACACCTAAAGGAGGAGTAGAACCGAGATGATGGAGCATAAACCAATTTACCCTTTTTACGGTAAACCCAGCAGGACTACTCTCAATTCCTTTAGGCATGCCGCTAGATTAGCGTATAAGCCCGTATAAGCGAAGATAAGCCGAGAAACGCTACATTGCCGCAGTAAGGCAGGAAAACTCGTTTAACGGGCAAATAAACGCAAAAGACGCCCCTATAGCTCAACAGGACAGAGCGACGCTCTTCTAAAGCGTAGGTTGCTGGTTCGAGTCCAGCTAGGGGTAAGTGCTTGAGCGAGAGAAATAATATTTTATTTTTTATATTTTTCCTAGGTCTTATTTTACGCCTGACGCACTGCGCTCGCCCCCCTCACCCCTGCCACCCCTGCCGGGGGTATGTGCTACGCTACCCACGGCTACGGCTACCCGTCCCGCTGGCCTATGTGCTACGCTCCCGCTCACTCACTCACTCACTCACTCACTCACTCACTCACTCACTCACTCGCCCTCTGTCATGTCCCATGCTATTGAGACTAGCGCAACGTATACGCATGACATAGCGTTATGCATTGTGCAAGTCATTGATGATCAAGGTAACTTCACATAACAGCACTAGAAGATAGTGAAAACCTTTGCGCGAGGATGGCCGAGGATTGCGCCGAGCGATTGGCAAGGGGAATGATGCGGGAGGGTTTCGCCTGGCTTGTGAGGCGATGACGGATGACGGAGAGTTTGCCACTATTCGCCGTTGGGAAAATCTAGCCTGGCAATCTCCCGCCGTTCTCCCGCATCTTTCACCTTCCCACATATCTTCATATTCGAATACCTAGATATGTTCTCCCGAAAATCCCCTCCGGCAAATCCTGCCTACATCCGGCAAAATCTTCCCGTTTACTAGGCAAGAAATGCCATGGCATAGAAAATGCTGTGCGTCTTTTCGCTGTCTTTACCTAGTGTCGCGGACTTGGCATGGGGTCTGCTATGTCATGTGGTGCGGTAATAAAGCCGCGAAAAACCAAAAAAAAACCCATGACCATTCATCTCTCGCTTATCTCATCAAATGTAAAAACGGGGCCAATCCCCGTTACTACATCTTCAGCGGAAACCTGCCCAGATGCTTGCCCGTTAAAATCGGGCGGGTGCTATGCTAAAAGCGGGCCGCTTGCTATGCATTGGCAAAAGGTTTCCAACGGCGAGCGTGGGAACTCCCTAGATTTACTTGCAAAGCAAATCCGCGCTTTTCCCCGTGGTCAGGTTTGGCGACATAACCAGGCGGGTGATTTGCCCGGAGTCGGCGACGATATCAACAGCGCCGATCTTCAAAAGATTGTTGAAGCAAATAAAGGCCGTCGCGGGTTTACCTATACTCACAAGCCATGCGAGCAAAACGAAAACAATCGTGAGGCCGTCAAATCCGCAAACGCAAACGGGTTTACCATTAACCTATCGGCAAACAATCTCGCCCACGCTGACAGACTCGCCGATTTGCAAGCTGGGCCTGTCGTCACTATTGTGCCACAGGGGACCGCGAACACCTTTTATACTCCCCAAGGCCGCAAAGGTATCGTTTGCCCAGCCCAACAGCGCGACGATATAACCTGCGCGAATTGCCAGCTTTGCCAACGCTCCGCCCGTTCCGTCATCATCGGCTTTATTGCCCACGGCACAAGTAAGAAAAAGGCCGACGCAATCGCGAAAGGTTAATTTCCCAACAGACAACACACAAAAACACATGAAAAACACACTCCGAAAACACACACGCGAACGGGAAACCTTTTTCCATCGCTCCTGCACTCTCATCGTGATTCTGACGATCCTTTTCGTTCAGATAGTTAACATCCTCACACAATAAAACACACAGCAAAACATGACAGCACATAACGCATTCCGTATCTGGTTCAATGACTTCCTTTCCGTGGATTGCTTTGCACGGCATCACGGATTGACACGAGAAAAGGCCCGCGAGTTAATCCGCGAAGGCCGCGAAATTGAAGAGCAAATTGAAAAACTCAAAACACAACACACAGAAAAACAGAAATGAAATTGAAAAAAACAGACTTTGGATATCAGTCCCATTGCGGAATGTTTCAATTCATCAAATGCCATGTTGCAAGTAGTCGAAATGGATGCTGGAAAACAGCTTGGCGTTTGACCCATCACGGGAAGCTGATTTCAGACCCATTCGAGGAAAGTTTGACCATTTGCAAAGAAATTGCTCAAGAGGTCGAGGCCGATATCCAAGAGGGTATTATCTCCGAAAAATAACACTCCGAAAAACAGAAATAAATCCTATGACAAAGCAAGACGAAATCGAAACACTCCGCAAAACTGCGGAAAAACTAGGTGCGAACTCCTATTGCGGCCCGTGGCTATTGGATCAGCTCCCGCAAATCGAGCAGGACATCCGCTCGGACTTCTTCCCGCAGATAACATGGTCAGAATCACGCCGCATTCAAGACCAGCACCTCGCAAACGCGAAAACACAAGCGGAATTCCTCTTGAAACAGGCAAAGGACAAAGCAGACCGCATGATTCAAGACGCCGAAAAACACTCTGCACAAATCCGAGCCTCTTTAATCCGAGACCTGGAGAAAGCAATCTCGAACCTGTAGTTGGCACACTTCATGCTATGCATTCCACAACCGCATCTTTTCGGAGGTGCGGCATGGAGTGAAAAGCTCCGAAACACAAAACAACCTATTGTTAAACCATAAAACACACATGAAAACCACAAAACAAAATAACACAAAACTAGCATTGGAAATCCTTGATACCATAATACATACAGGGACAAACGCAATCTCAATTTGCGAATGCGATGGAGATACAACGGCAATAATTAAGGACAGCGATGGAGACTTAACAATTATTCAATCATCCTATCTTGGAGATGTTTCCAAGACTCGCTTATATGATACAGAAATTGAAGAACTCAAAAGATTGATCTGCGAATAAAACACATATGAAAATCCAAAAACAAACCTTCTCTGGCGGCATCTTTGAGCGTAACTCATTTGTCCTGCACAAGATAACGGGTCGATTCACGGGAAAATGCTCCGCTTGGTTCCTCGCTGATGGATCGTGCTTCGATGCCGAATGGATTCGGAACGATGGGCAGACACGCAACATTCCACGCAACTCGCCAATGTTCCGCCATTGCGAATCGTTTGGACCCGCTTGGAAGTAGTCAGACACTCCGCGCTTCTACGGGAGCGCGGTAGTCTGGCAATCACGCCAGAGTAAAACCAACACACAACAAAACCAAAACCATGAAAAACCATACACTTAAAACACTGCAAGCCATTTGGGACATTGGAGAGCGCGAGTTTGAAAAGAAGGAGACTCTGCTAGATGCTCTCAAAGAAATTGCAGTCCTTGCCTCATCAAAGAACGATTGCAAGGCTGACATTATTGCAATCGCAAAAGCGGCTATCAGCAAAGTGGAGGAAGAAGAATGACAACAACACACGCAAAAGAAATCGGATTCGTAGGCGTAGATTCTGGATTGCTGATGATCGGCGATCCTTGCTACTTCGTAGGACAAAATTCAGACGCACAAAAGCGATTCGCAGATTGGCCTAAATTCCTGTCTGAACACCCTGCTGAACATCAAATGAAATACAATCGCGGCCATGATGGACTTGGCGTTGCATTCCAAACAACCCACGGAGACGGAGCATACCCTGTTTACATCCAGCAAAACGAACACGGGAAAGCCAGATTCGCAATCGTCGTTATGGACGGAACACCAATTGAGGAGATCATTAAATGAAACGCATCGCCACACTCGCGGGAGCGTTCCTATTCACATTCGCGCCTCTCCACGCAAAAACACACTGCAAAACAGAACTCCGCCACTCCGTCTACTACAAGCATCCCGCATACATTCGCGGCTTCGACGATGGATACGATGGCAGGGAGTATTTCAACCCATTCACCTACTCCGACGATCAACTCCTCTACGACATTGGCTTTGAAGATGGCGATGCCGCATACCTAGACGACAATCTCCGCTACAGAAGCAGGCGTATTTGCTTCTAACCTAAACCCAAACACACAACAAAATGAGCGCACTAGAGAAAACATACCAGACCTGCCTCCCGCCAGAGGCTTACATCAGAATCATTCGCTCCTGCGAAAATCAAAACCCGCCGAAATTCATGTCATCCGTGTATCCAAAAGCACAACAACCGAAGAAGTTAGCGAAGAAGAAAGGATCGAAGTAATGGTTATCCTTTCAACAACCTACGAGAATCGCGCCTTTGATTCTTTAACACTCGCCGAAATCTACGGGTGCGAGAACATAATCGACAACTGCTGCATCCTTACCGAAGACGGACGGGTGCTGGCCTTCAAACGGAAAGGAGGAGACAATGTTTTCACACGAATCAGAAAGCAAGACCGCATCGAAACGGCAGCTTGAAACGATAGCCAAGCTGAAGACAAAGATCGGACTGCCAGTCGGGAACATCTGGCACTACACGAACACTGAAGCACAACGAGTCATTCGCTTATTGAGGAACTATGCGAATGCTTGTTGAACAATAAAAGAACACTCTGCAAAACGGGGCTAGGATTACCTAGCCCTTTTTTGCTGTCTTGGCAGATTGCTTAAATGCCTTTGCTGTTGGGGCGCCTTTGCTTCCAACCTTACGCATACGCTCACCGGAACCTGCTTTAATGCGTTCCCTCTTGGCGTGGATCGCAGCATACAAACCTTTACTCTTCAATGTGATTCACCTCCTTCGCGTCTAGGCTTGGAATTTCCAGCCTGTCGTTTACTAGCTGAATCAAAACTTGGTTCTTGGAATCATCACCAGACAACTCACCAGACAACCTGCTGTCTAGTTCGATTGCCTTCAGCTTATCTCCAACCTTCGGGCCTTGCAGACTGCGATTGCCCTCGCCATCCACAGAAAGGCTTGCAATAGGACTCTCCTCGGTAATGTCTGTTGGCTTCGCTCGCGCCACATCTGCGAGCAGGGAACGCTTCTCGGCGATGCTCATGGCATTCTGAACCCATACAGACTCCTTCAGTTCCTCCATATACTTCTGAACATGAGGTCTGTTCTCGATCTTTGCACCCCGAATTGCCGCATACTTACTATGCGTCACGGCATACCCTGCCGCCTCGTACGCTTTAGCGAGCGACTTGCCTCGGACTCTCTCCATGCAGTAACGCTTCTCCCCTTCTGTCAGTTCTCCGTTCTTTCGTTTAGGCATCTTGTGTAATGGCTGTGTCTTGAGGATTTTCTAAATCAAATCTCTCGCAATGCCG